GTCAATGTTTCCGGCATCCACATCACCAGGCCAGAGAGCGTAGGCCAGTTCGTCATCCAGTGTTTTCCATGTCTGCTTGTATTCGCGATGAATGGCAGCAATGACCGGGCTGATTTTTCCTGTTGAATTTTCACTGTGCTGTTGATTGGTTCTGGCGCGGGCGAGATCAACAACAGACGTGTATTTTCCGGTTTCCTTGCGTTCACCTTCGCGACGTTTTTTCCAGATGCGCATCTCTGCCTGAATTTCGGGCCATTTGGCACCAGGCTTACATTTATGCTTAACCCACCCGATGGCATGCAGCTTAAGCTCCGGATACATGGCGTTAACTTCTGGCATTTTCATCAACGCTTCAACGATATGTCCGTCGAATGTTGCCATGTCTTCCTGCAACAATTCCTGTGCGTTAATAACCATATCAACGGTGATGTTTTCACATGTGTCGAACTTAACCATGACAGCGTTCTGTACTTCAGGGGCCAGCTTGTCAAAAGTGACGTTCATCGGATCGGATTCAGTCTCAACCGGGACAAAGGAAGCAGACTCCTCATCCCAGCGGTTTTCCTGCATATATTCAGCATCCCAGGAATCGAGGGCAGGGCGGGGTATACCGGGTTTATCCTCGCAGACAAGAAATTTATAAGCGCAGTCCTGAGCAGCCGGATAATGCTCCAGGAATTGCCAGTGAAATTTTGCGCGGGCGCGACGTTCATCACCGGCTTCAATGGCAGTGGCTACAGCGACGGCACCTTCTTCCTTTATTGCCTGTTCGTCCGGAATGGCGGCGCAAATAAAGACTTTACTCATTTTGTTTTACCTCATTACAGATTTAAGGGTGAACAAATCCCTGCCATTGCTGGCATATAAGAATGAAACCGGATATTTATTACGGAACTGTTTTAAAGACCTGCCGGGATTTCGTTATTATCCTGGTGAATAACTTTATCGACCGGGTAACAGTTACCGGGAATTTTCTGTTCGGTTGCTGCAGTCACACACTCCTGCATTGTCCTGTGAACACTGACTGCAATATCAACTGGCTCTCCGGAAACAAGAAAAACTGTCAGAACAAGTGCAAATGCTGTATTCATTGCCAGCATCCTTTTTGTATCGGACGTAAACGGGCCAGCATTGAAAGAATGCATATTTTATTTAATAGCTCCCGTTCGTGTTTTCTCTTGTTAATGGCATCTTCAGTAAATACAGGGTTACTGATAGTGACACCAATTTCAAAACAACCTTCAGACGTATTAACGTTTGGTAATAACGTTTCCATTATCGCGTCCTCAACAATGAATTTTGTGATGCGGTGCCTGGTGCCTCCAGGTGACGTTAACCAGTTAACAATTAACGCCGGATACAGAGAATCCACCCATAACACTGTTTTTGGTTTTAACTGTTCCGCGTGCGCTCAGCCGCATTCACCACATCACAAAATTCACTTTAAAAAGGGCGGCAGAGCAGTCACGGAGTAAAACTGATACCGCCAAACGTCACCAGAAAATTGATAACAGAGGGCGTTGCAGCGGGGTTGTCACTTAAGCGTATGGTCAACCTGACAACCCGGTGTCCTCAACGGGGGAAGGAATAACCCCGCCATACTTACCGCCGCGCCATTTCGCGGATTGCCACAACCGGAAACGCACGGTCGACGAAAATTTAACGACAGGCTATCTATGAACCAGCTACCTCGCCGTGCGCTTTCGCGTTATGGTCTGACTTTTCAGGGAAATATCCTTTCAGTAAACTGTCAGTGCCGGATGCTCACCCGTGTCCGGCGCACGCACTCCACCTCACCCGTGGAGAACTCCTTAATCACCAACCCTCAGGAGGGTGAAATGTCGACTGAAAATGATGAAATCATTAACTCCCTGATACGCCAGATTAATAATTTTGATAAAGCATTGCAACATGCTGCGGCGCGTAGTGATATAACTCTTTTAGCAATTTCATTTCTTGCATCTGTTATGGATAAAAATGAAGTCGTACGACAGAGTCTTGTTGATTATATCGACTCGCTTCAACCCGGCACTTTCAATCATGAGAGCTTCAATCATGAGAAAGAGCATGTTAAGTCTGTAATTAATTCTCTTATTTTGAATCAAAAGAATTAATGCTTTTTGTTGCAAAGTAATTTTCAAGGGGTTCTATTCGAATCCCTTTCTTTTTCATTAACAAGCCAAACCCCTTATCAATGATGTCCATTAGATCCAGGAAGTATTTTTCATGTAAATCCTGGTTATCAGAGAGCTGCTTCTCTTCGTACAGCCCGATAAAGGCTCGGCGTACGTTACCGGATATATTGTCGATGGTTTCTTTTTCTACGGTACTCAGGTCAAGAGTCGCCAGTTGAGAGCGAACCACATTCGATGCCATTTCCTGGAATGGTACTGGTAAATCTTTAAATTCCATCGTCAACCTCATCAGTCAGTGTTTCTGGTTAACCAGCGACGCGCGCCAGCTTCAGTTTTAAACGTTTTGCTTCTGGTATACGTCATCGCGGTGAACGTACCGTCCTGGTTGGGGAACACGCCACATACCAGAGATTCGCTGTTGCCAAGATCGATAGTATCCATGCTGACCTCATTTCCCCTTAACGCCGGGGTAGCGGAACAAAAACCTGCTGCATAGTTATTAAAGTTGAACCCTGCCGTCATGTTCTTACGCCTCGGGCTGGCTACTTAACCCCTGACCACTGCCTGGTAACTCGAAGTATTGCCCTGCATTCTGTGGGGCGGGGTGGGTTGGTATGAAAAGAAGGATACCCATAGGTATTTAAAAAGTAAATACCCATGGGTAAATTTTTGCGGTGTCTTAACTGGTGACTAGTTGTTTGGTGAGCTATGATGCGTTTTGTGCTTTCTTTTTACGGATTTCTTCGTAGATCATATTGTAATACTGTTTTTTCTCTTCAAGAGTTTTTAATAATTTATCCGCTTCACTTTCTGGCAGTTCGTCTAAGAGATCTAAAAAAATACGTTGTCGTGGCGTTAGAACCCTTGTTTCATAACTGGAGGCTGTGTTCGTTGATGATGAAACGATACCATCCATCCATCCCCGGGGTAACCCAAAGGACTCTTCGATAATCTCCACCATATCATCAGCGATCCGTTTTTTTCCCTTTTTCCCCTCTGGGTACAACATTCTTGATACATAAGAAGGCTCGCGCCCGATCTTTCTGGCCACGTTAACCGCTTTACCATCGCATTTCTCATCACGAATTTTGATGAGTTGCTGTCGTCTAAATTCATATTTGTCCATAGGTAAATAATAGATGCGATTACCGCAAGGTAAACAACCTGTGGGTATTGACTTTTGTTTACCTGTGGGTATTCTTTGCTGTGTTTACTAAGGAGTAGCTATGGAAGAATTAAGAATATTTCTCAATTCTCTTTCGTCAGATGAACAGCGTATGTTTGCATGCGAGTGTGGTACCAGCATCGGTTATCTAAGAAAGGCATTGAGTAAAGGTCAAGTGTTAGGGGCATCGTTATGTGTCCTTATTGAGCGAGCCAGTAATGGTGAAGTTACACGTCAGCAACTAAGGCCTTTTGATTGGATGAATATTTGGCCCGAGCTGGAAGATACCAAAACGTTAACACAACCACTTTCTAGGAGCTTGATTCATGAAAATCAAGCATGAACACATCCGCATGGCGATGAATGCCTGGGCGCGTCCTGATGGCGAAAAAGTTCCAGCAGCTGGAATAACCCAGGTTTATTTTGAGTTGGGTATGACGTTCCCGGAACTGTATGACGACAGCCATCCGGAAGCCCTGGCTCGCAATACCCAGAAAATTTTCCGCTGGGTAGAGAAAGACACCCCTGATGCTGTTGAAAAAATGCAGGCTCTGTTACCGGCGATCGAAAAGGCGATGCCGCCTTTGCTGGTGGCCCGTATGCGCAGCCACAGTTCTGAATATTACCGTGAGATCGTCGAACGGAGGGATCGGCTGGTGAAGGATGTCGATGATTTTGTTGCGTCAGCGGTTGTTTTGTATGACCAGATGAATCGCGGCGGCCCGGCAGGGAATGCTGTGGTGATGCACTAAAAGCACGGTGTTCGGGGGTTTTATGAGCAGCAAGCTTCATGGTCTTGTCTGGGAAGGGTGCGCCTTCACCGGCATGATCTTATCCAGGGTGGCGGTTATGGCCCGTCTTGCAGACTACAGCAATGACGAGGGCGTGTCATGGCCTGCCATTGAAACTATCCGGCGTCAGATCGGTGCAAGAAGTGAATCCACAGTGAAATCGGCTATTGCAGAACTGGCGAAAGAGGGCTGGCTGACGAAGGAAGAGCGTAAGGTCGGTGGGCGTAATGTAAGCAATATCTATCGGCTTAATGTGGAAAAACTCGAAGCAGCTGCGGCGGCGGCGCGTGAGTCATATAAACCGAAAAGAAAAATTAGCCCGGCAAAAAATGACCCGTTAACAGTTGACCCGTCAAATATTGCCCCCTCAACGGTTGACCCGTCAAATTTTGATGGATCAACTGTTGATAAAAAACTGCCGATTAGGGGGGCGATGATTGACCCCGATCCGTCAGTATTAAAACCTGATCCGTCAGATAAAAGATCTTCTTGTCCGGACGCTTCGCAACCGGACCCGCAGACGGCTGAACAGGATTTTTTAACCCGACACCCTGACGCGGTTGTGTTCAGTGCGAAAAAACGCCAGTGGGGAAGTCAGGAAGATTTGGTGTGCGCACAGTGGATCTGGGGACGAATCGTGAGTCTTTACGAGCAGGCGGCCAGCTATGATGGCGAGATCACTAGACCGAAAGAACCCAACTGGACAGCATGGGCCAATGACGTTCGCACAATGCGGATGCTGGATGGCAGAACTCACAGACAAATTTGTGAAATGTTTGGGCGTCTCCAGCGGGATTCGTTCTGGGTAAAAAACATCATGAGTCCGGCAAAACTCCGGGAAAAATGGGATGAACTGGTTATCCGCCTGGGGCGTTCGCCTGCGCAGCGTTGCGTGAATCACATTTCTGAACCGGACACTGAAATACCGCCGGGATTCAGGGGGTGACGTGTCATGAAAAACATTGCGGCAGTTGGGGTTCTTGAACGTATTCGCAGACTTGCACCACAGGGGTCGGTTCCACCGTACCGGACGGTGGAGGAGTGGCGGGAATGGCAACTTGCTGAAGGACGAAAACGCAGCGAGGAGATTAACCGCCAGAATCGCCAGTTGCGGGTGGAAAAAATCCTGAATCGTTCGGGCATCCAGCCTCTGCACAGCAAATGCTCGTTTGCAAATTATCAGGTGCAGAACGACGGGCAAAAATACGCGCTGAGCCAGGCCAAATCCATAGCTGACGAACTGATGACCGGGTGCACGAATTTTGTGTTCAGCGGTAAAACCGGCACCGGGAAAAATCACCTTGCAGCGGCGATGGGCAACCGGCTGATGGTGAAGGGGCGCAGCGTGATTATCGTCACCGTGTCTGACGTCATGAGCGTGTTGCATGACAGCTACGACAACGGCAAATCCGGGGAAAAATTTTTACAGGAGCTTTGCGGGGTTGATTTGCTGGTCCTGGATGAAATAGGCGTTCAGCGGGAGACGAAAAACGAGCAGGTGGTATTGCACCAGATAATTGATCGCCGGACAGCATCACTGTGCAGTGTCGGGATGTTAACAAACCTGAATCATGCCGCAATGAGTACGCTTCTTGGTGAGAGGATTATGGACCGCATGACCATGAACGGTGGTCGATGGGTGACGTTTAACTGGGATAGCTGGCGTCCAAATGTCAGCAATATGAGGGTTGTGAAGTAATTTTGTCCGGAGGAAATTTTAATGGAAACCGTATCTGACGCACTGAAAGCACTGAAAAAAGCCTCTTCACATGTGGTGGCAGCTCGCCTTGGAATCAGTCGTGAAGAGGCTGTCAACGAGCTGTGGGAACTCAAAAGAAAAGGCGTCGTTGATAAAACTGGTCACACCTGGTTTCTGGCTGGCGAAGGTGAATCCCGGGTAACCGAAGAGCGGCCAGTAAAATCTGAAGCACAGGATATGCTGACCGGGGAGGTCGAACAAAAAGTTACCGCAGACATGATGATTGAGTTTATCGGTCAGGATGGGGCTAAAACGTGTGAGGAACTGGCGGGTAAGTTCAGTGTCAGTACTCGCAAGGTTGCCTCCACGCTGGCGGTGGTAACCGCAACGGGGCGGCTGGCACGCGTTAATCAGAACGGTAAATTTCGTTACTGCATGCCGGGCGATAATTTACCAGCAGAGCCGAAAGCCGCGCTGGTAACGGAAAGTGATGGTAAGGCCTTTCCTCAGCCAGCAGGTGCTGCGTTACCAGTCCGGGAAGCCGCAACACAGGAAGAAATTAAAACAGAAACTGTGGCGGACATTGTGCAGCCGTTGCCATCGTTTACCGAAACGCAAGCAGATGAGCTGATTTTTCCGTCCCTTCGCAGGGCAAACCTGGCGCTGCGCAGGGCGAAAAGTGATGTTCAGAAGTGGGAGCGAGTCAGCGCCGCGCTGCGGGAGCTGAACAAGCACCGGGATATTGTTCGACAGATTACTGATTCTTCCCGCCGTGTTGTATCGGAAAAGTGATTGCCGGAGGCGCTTATGGCAAAAGTATTTACACCAGAAGAGCGGGAAGAAGTGAAGGCGCGCATTGTGGAATTCGTGCGCCTGAGCGGACGAGAAACTTTTCGACAACTGGCAGATAAAACGGGTGTCAGTAAGACCGCTATTCGTCGTTTATCTGGTGCGCTTGCGGCCAGTGGTGATGTCTGGCTCTCTGGTTGCGGGGTATTTCCATCAGAGCAGGCGTATCGCGTATGGCGTAAGACACCGGAGAAGGCTGCTGACCCGACACTGATTCGAAAGTTACCTGACGGAGAAATACGTCGTTACAACAGACGGCAGAACATAATTTGTCGTGAGTGCCGCCAGAGCGAAGTTATGCAGCGTGTGCTGGCGTTCTATCGGGGAAACTTTCAGGAGGTGATGGAGTGAGGGTCAGAGTTTATATTGCCGGTCCAATGACGGGATATGAAAATTTCAACCGTGAGGCGTTTCACAAGGCGGAAGAGGAACTGAAACGGGAAGGGCATACCGTCTTAAACCCGGCAGTACTTCCGGACGGGCTGACACAGCCGCACTACATGGATATTTGCATGGCAATGATTCGTTGTGTGGATGCGATTTACATGCTGAATGGCTGGCAGCGGTCAGCGGGCGCTAAGGCAGAGCTGGCACTGGCGGAGAAACTGGGGCATGCAGTGATTTATCAGGAGGTGGCTCAATGAGAGAGGTTAACTATGAGGCGCTTCGTGAGGCAGCACAAAACTATCAGTCGACGCTGGCGTGGTATCAGGCTATCCCGGACAGCCCAAATGCTGAACAACGGGATTGTGATGCGGCTCTTGCTGCGTTTAAGCGTCACATCCGTCATCGGGAAGCGGATATTATCGCTGATTTGCTGGATGGACTGGAAGAAGCAAAATCACAACTCAAAGAGCAGCGTGAGTATTACGAAGGCGTTATCTCTGATGGGAGCAAGCGTATTGCTGAACTGGAAGCGCGGGAAGTTCAATTACCGACTCGCTACGACCTTCGATATGGACACCCGATAAATGCAGATGAGCGACATGTCATGATACCTAAAGAAAATGGCAGTTGGCTTTACCTGATTGACCTAGAACACGCATTACGCGTCTCTGGCATTCGCATCAAAGGAGAGGAGCATGGAAATAAAACCAGAGGATGAGTTAAGCAATATCGTTTTATTTCCGGTAAAAGAGGATGACCCTCGTAATCAGGTTAATTTTCTTTATGAGCCATCGGAAAGACCATATTGTCATCACGCCTCTGTCCGGGTTGACGAAAAAGAGCGTCAGGTCCGCTGTAAAATCTGCGGTGCAGTTGTGGAGCCATTTGACTGGATGCTCTCTGTGGCGAAAAGAGAAACCAGACTGGCAGATGATGTAAGGCACTTGCGCCAGGAGGAGCGGGAAAGGCGAAAAAATATAGAAAAGCTAATTCAGATTGAGCGTAACGCGAAAGCGCGGATACGCAGGGCGACAAAATCCAGAACTGAATAATTAAATTTAGCTCTGTTAAAAATTTAATCCTTAACCGGAGGGATTTCTGCACCCTCAGAACATCAGGAGGCCGCCCGAAAGGGCGGTAGTTAAATGCGAAAGTTTAAAATAATTATTGAAACGGGAATAGCCGGTGGAGATTTCGAGGATGAATTCGAAGTGGATGATGATGCGACGCCTGATGAAATACATGACGAAGCAAAAGATATTTTCTTTAACTACTGCAATTACTCATATCACGAAATAAAAGACGAAGAGGAAGAGCAAAATGGCTGATTTTGGTTCAACTAAATACAACGTCAGTTTTGAAGCATGGCATGAACTGTTAATGGACTATGCAGAGTTACGTGGTGGCAGTGCTGCTGATGCTGAAGCATGGCGTGATGATTATGAAGCAGGAAAAACTCCGGTCGAAGCATATTGTGATGAGTGGGGCGATGAATGAGCGAGATTAATTATCAGGAAGGGCATGAAACGGCAGGGCAGGCAAAAACAGTGGCATGGCGATATCGCTACGTGAAAAAAGACGTTACAGACTTTCAGGGGAAGCCGTGGGCTGGTGACTGGAAATATGTACCGACAAAAGAGGATTGTAACGACAGGCCGAACTATGAAATTCAGGCCTTATTCATCGGCCCGCCAGTCCCGGTGACATCAGAAGGACTGGTTAAAGCCGTGCGCTTTTATGAACAGGTAAAGCGTGAGAATCCGCCAGTCGAAACAGGAGCATGGAAGGATGCTGTTGACCGGGTGCTCAGAGAGGCCTGCTGCGCTGCCATTCTGGGTAAAGCCGACAATCCACCAGCATCCGGCAATCAGGTTAGCGAATTAACAATGTGGGTTAAACGACTGGTCAGTCAACTGAAAAAAGCTCAGCCGGACTGCAAATTACCGGAGAAGGCGATGGATTACCTGAAACGAAATGGACTGATAAGCGTGGAGGATGTTTTACGATGAATATTTAGACTAAAGAGTTTGTAACGCTATGTAAGTGATTTTTTCTGGTTTAGATATTTATATGTCCGGCCAAATTGAGGTGTGTTTAAATGTTATTGCACATTGATTGTAGGGGGAATAATGAAAAACGCATTGCAGTTTTTGTTTGTTGCGTTCTGGTTGTTCGCATCATGTATGCCCATCATCTTCACAGCAAGGTATATGGAAAAAATTGATGTTTTGATATTAATGTTTGGACATATAAATGCCCTTTTTTTAGGGGTGTTCATGGCGGTCATGTGCATTGAATACTGGCGGTAAATACAGCGAACGCCATTGGTTTAGTTGGATATTTACTGTGCCGGACAAAAACGGTTTGCGGGGAAATCTTAGTTAAGTAGAATAACTGCGGGTGCTTGAGGCTATCTGTCTCAGGCATGAACACCAAAAGGCAGATAGAGAAAAGCCCCAGTTAACATTACGCGTCCTGCAAGACGCTTAACATTAATCTGAGGCCATATCTATGCGACACATAGAGATTAGCCTCTTACGGACCGAAAGGTCAAGGAGAAGCAGGCTATGAAGCAGCAAAAGGCGATGTTAATCGCCCTGATCGTCATCTGTTTAACCGTCATAGTGACGGCACTGGTAACGAGGAAAGACCTCTGCGAGGTACGAATCCGAACCGGCCAGACGGAGGTCGCTGTCTTCACAGCTTACGAACCTGAGGAGTAAGAGACCCGGCGAGGGAGAAATCCCTCGCCACCTCTGATGTGGCAGGCATTCTCAACGCACCCGCACTTAACCCGCTTCGGCGGGTTTTTGTTTTTATTTTCAACGCATTTGAAGTTCTGGACGGTGCCGGAATAGAATCAAAAATACTTAAGTAGCGCGCAGGGATAAGAGGGATGGTCCCTTAAAGGGGAGAGCTAATTATCCGGAAGGATTCTGATGATGAACATCGAAGAACTGCGTAAAATTTTTTGTGAAGATGGCCTCTATGCTGTGTGCGTTGAAAATGGAAATATTGTTAGTCATTACCGCATTGTGTGTTTGCAAAAAAATGGGGCTGCGTTAATTAATTTTGTGGATGCCCGAGTGACGGACGGATTTATCTTGCGCGACGGTGAGTTTGTCACTTCATTACAGGTATTGAAAGAGATCGGAATAAAAGCTGGCTTTTCTGCTTTTTCAGAAGAATAAACTCATCTACAATCTTGCGCGGGGCTGAACTCCCGCTGAGTAACACCGTGCCACCGGAGAAAACCGATGGCACGCAACGCAAAATATTACAAACATGATAATTCGACCGTTCTTGCCCACACGCACGAGCGGTATTCTCACGCATTTAAGTCAGACTGGTACCAGCATCCCCCATGCACTGAAGAACAGGCCGAATGGCTCATTCAGTGTTACCGCAGGCGCGGATGCGAGGTTAAAAAAGCCCTTAGCCTCGACTACCGTCACTGGATAATCTCCGTCAGGCTTCCTTACTCCGAACGCCCACCGCGTCTGTCCCGCACATTCCAGCAACGCATCTGGAGGTAACGTGCGGGTATTACTTCGACCTGTTCTGGTACCGGAACTCGGGCTGGTGATCGTTAAGCCGGGCCGTGAATCCATGCCGGTATTCCACAATACCCGGGTACTGGTGGAGCCGGAACCGAAAAGCATGCGTAATCTGCCGTCCGGGGTCGTTCCTGCCGCTCGCCAGCCGCTGGTGGAAGACAAAACATTGCTGCCGTTTTTCAGTAACGCACGGGTGATTCGTGCTGCTGGTGGTGCTGGTGCATTGTCTGACTGGTTACTGCGCTATGTTAAATCCTGCCAGTGGCCACACGGCGATTATCACCACAGTGAAACCGTCATTCACCGTTATGGTACCGGCGCAATGGTGTTGTGCTGGCACTGCGACAACCAGCTGCGTGACCAGACATCCGAATCACTCGGGCAACTTGCTCATCAAAACCTGTCAGCATGGATGATTGACGTCATCGGTCACGCAATAAGCGGTACGCAGGAGCGTGAATTATCTCTGGCTGAATTATCCT